TGCGCCGTATGTCGAGTTTGGTACTAAATCAAAGGTTGATATACCTCCTGGCCTAGAGGGCTATGCGATGCAATTTAAAGGAAAGAAAGGAGGCTCTTATGAGGATATGGAAAAGAGCATCAAAGTATGGGCAAAGAGAAAAGGCATACCGGAAGAAGCAGTATATCCTATTATAAAATCTATACTTCACAAGGGAACAAAAGCTCAGCCGTTTTTATTACCGGCATTCTTTGCGGAGCAACCTCAACTCTTAAAACGTCTCAAAGGAGTGTTACGTGGGATTAAATGATATGCATAAGCAAACCGGTCGGATGCTTCGTGAGGATAACACTTACGTCAATCGGGCGGACTATATCTATAACTCACACAGAGACTATTATAAGAAAGTTCTTGATTTCCACGTTGAGATGTCTTTGGGTAATGTGCCTAATTTTAGCATTGTACATAAGTTTGGGAGAAATGCTAATGTAGGAAGTACGTTTGCACCAATTACACAATCGGGATTTTATAGAATGCCAACCTCAAATACGGCGCTAGAAATTGTTTCGAATAGTGCAGATGATAATGCTTCGGGTATTGGAGCTAGAACGGTGTATTACGAAGGGCTGAAAGAGGTGGCAGGTGAGTTAGTTATCACTTCGAACACAGTAACTATGAACGGTCTTACGCCGGTTGCGCTTCCTGATTCTCTTATAAGACTTTATAGATGGTATGTTGCAAGTAGCGGAACGTATGCAACGCAATCAAGCGCAAGCCATCAAGGAGAATTAACTATACAAGAAAGCGGAGCAGGTGATATTTGGTCGGCTATAAAAGCCAATGGAATTTTTAAAGGACAGTCTCAAATAGGATGCTATACTGTTCCTAGTGGTTATACTGCCTTGATAAATAGGATAGCTTATTCAGTACAAGCAACACTTGAAGCTGAAATTATTTTTATGCAAAGGAATGGGGTTTTGAATACAACTGCACCATTTGATGCCTTGAGGGTTATCACAGATATCGATTCAGCAAAGGGTACGACTTCGGTTGATTTTGTCGCTCCCATAGCTATACAAGAAGAAACTGATTTATTATTTATGGGTAAAAGTAAAGCCGGTCAAGCACTCCCGATGACGATAGACTTTGAAATTAAACTTGTACAAAATGGCTAAAGATTCAACAACAGAACTACAACAAGCGTACTACACGCTACTTACTGGAGCATTAGCAGTCAATGTTTATGATGAAGCTCCGGCAGATGCAACTTATCCGCACGTACAGTTCGGAGATACGACTCTAACGGACTCTAGCAGTAAAAGCGACTTTATAGATGAGGTAACGTTTTCTCTCTCCGTAGTGGATAGATATGCGCTTGACTCAGGCACTAGGACTTATATCAATGCGATAGTAAACACGATCAAGGAAACGATAAGAACTAGAGCCGATGTATTCGGTATGACTAGCTTTGATGTGGTTTATACGGTGGTCGATAATGATATCTTTCGCCAAGAGTACACCGGCACTTATACTTATTGGATTCGTGAGTTACGATTCCGACATAAGATAGAGGAAAAATAGTCGCACGAATTTCGTATCTTTTAACACAACTAACAACTAAACAAATAGAAAAATGGCAATTAACGGAACACTTGTATTAGTAAATACTGCCGGCTCTGCAATAGCCTCAACTACTGATGCAACTCTAAATATAGAAATGAATACTCCGGATGCTTCTACTAAAACCTCTGCCGGATGGGCAGAAGTTATAGCAGGACAAAAGTCTTGGAGTATTGATGTTGATGGGTTAGCTACTTTTGATTATTCCGGAGGGAATGTCAATGAATTAGCTACTTATCTAATAAATCGCAGTAAAGTAAATGTAAGATTTCTACCTAATGCAGGCTCTGCTTTTAAAGGTGATGCTTATATGACTTCTGTTTCTGTCGGCGCTCCTAACGAAGATGTTGCTACAATTAGCGGTACTTTTGTTGGAGATGGCGAACTTGAGCAGATAGAAATAAGCTAAGATGAAGCAAGAATTAACGCTCAAAATCGGCGGAAAGAGACGATTACTTAAATTCGGAACTAATCAAACGGCTATTTACTGCGACAAATATGACTTGTCTTTGGTAGGTTATACCGAGTCATTATCTAATGATAAAGTAAAACCTGGAAACCTTAGAGATTTGATATGGAGTGCATTAGTGGCCGGCGCTCAGTACAAAGGACAAGAGGTTGATTTCGATGAATTAAAGGTTGGCGATTGGATAGATGATCTGTCTCAGTCTGATTTAGATAGCGTGTTCAATGTACTCTCCTCTAATGCGGGGGAGGGCAAGCCGGGAAACCATTAGAGTGGCAAGAACTCTTTTCCCTCTGCAAACAAGCAGGAGTTTCTCGGCAGGAATTTTGGGAGTTATCTTGGAAGGAAGTTTCAGCAATACTTAAGTCTCTAAGTGAGCAAAGAATGCACGAATGGAATTTAATGAGACATAATGCTTATTTGATTTCAGTATATTCAGATTTAGAGGGCAAGGCTAGAAGGAAACTAAAACCTGAGACAATGTTCCCTCTTGACATAGACAAAAAACGAACAACCATATCGCACGATGAGAAGTGGAAACTTCATAGATTGATGCGGAGGATGAATAGAGATGGCTTCCTTAGCTGATTTAAATGTACGATTAGGAGCGGATGTCTCCCCATTAGCTAGAGGATTGAATCAAGCAAAGGGAAGTATATCATCTTTTAGTGGTTCTGTTCAAACGGCAAACGCAGTTCTCAAGCGTACGAACAATACAATCTTAGAGGTTGATTCTGCTATTGAAGGACTTGAGCAAGCCTATGTCAATGCAAGAACGGCTCAAGCAAGATTCGCCATTGGCGCAAAGATAAGCCAACTTCGCACACTTCGAGCGGATATGACAAACGCTACCGGAGCGGTTGATGCGATGGGTGGTGGATTTAGTTCTACCGGAATGGCTGTTGTAAACTTTAACCGAGTTGTTCAAGATGCGCCGTTTGGTATCTTAGGGGTTGCTAACAACATTGAGCCTTTGTTATTGTCATTCCAATCATTGAAGAAAGAGGCCGGATCAACCGGAATGGCATTAAAGCAACTTATCAAAGGAGCTTTTACTGGGCCAGGTGCTTTGATTACGGTGTTCTCTGTTGTTTCTAGTTTGGCGATTGTATTCTCTCGAAGGAGTAGAGATACTGGTAAGGCCGGAGAGGAAGCAAGCGAAGGGATTAGCAAGCAAGCCGAAGCATTGAGGGATGTTGCTCAAGCGTATGAGTCTCTCAATCAGCAAACAACTGAGCAAGCAATTGAAAACGAAATAGCTTTTACTCAAGAGGTTCTAGAAAATACAAAGGCATTACAAAAAGCAAAAGATACTATTGATGCGCTTGCAATGGCTTCCGCAGGAGCAGGAGGAACTGCGGTTGCACTTACAGATGCTCAGAGAGAGCAAAAAGAGGAAGCGATTAAGAGTAGAGATGCGCTTCAAAGCCTTATAGATTTATACGGAGAGGATGCATTAACCGTAGAGGATTTAGAAAAGAAAATTACCGATTTAACTAATGCTAAGAATGGTCTTAATAATAGCACAAGAACAGAGGTACAACTTGGGAGGGTAATACAAGATCAACAAGTTAAAACGGCGCAGGCTACAAATAAACTAACGGCAGGGTTAGAAAATGCAGAGGCAGAGGCAGGATTTCAAGCAATCACTCTTAGCACGTTAATAAAGCAATATAGATCATTAGCTAACGAGAATGAAGATTTTGTTCCGGTAGTTGTAGCTTTGCAGAAACAACTTGACACATTAAGCAAAGAGTATGAAGATGTAACTGGCAATGTTCTTGATGCAGATAAAGGAATAGCTCAACTTATAGCAACTGCAAAGGAAGAGCCGGGATTAGGTATAGATTTTTCTGAGTTAGATGCAGAATTAGCAGGCGTATCACAAGAGTTAGAGGCCTTTTTTGCATCAGTTGAGGCTTTAGAGAACCCATTTGCTCCAATGGTTGGCTCTGTTGCTGACTTAAATGAAAAAATGACACTGTTGAAGTTTCTTCAGTCATTGACTAGCGATCCGGAACAATACGCTCTTTTTGGTGAGCAAATTATGGTTCTAAAAGGTCAAATGGCATCTTTAACTGGTCAAACCGGAGAACTAAGTAATGGGCTTCAGTTTGTTGATGCTTTAGCTAAAACCTTCGTCAATAACTTTGGACAAGGAATGACAAATATAGTAATGCAAGGCGAGAAGCTACAAGATGTTCTCAAGAATATCGGCAAGCTATTATTAAGTTCAGCAATACAATTAGGTGTTTCTCTACTATTGACTGGGGGAATAGGAGGCAAGGTTGAGGGTGGATTATTAGGAGGATTGTTTCCTAAATTGAAAACGCCATCAATAGGCGGAGGAGCATTAGCAAGCGCCTCATCAGTAGCTAGTTCGGTTAGAGGTAATAACGTTAATTTAAGCGGAGAATTTAAAGTCAGAGGAACAGATTTAGTTTTAAGCCTAGAAAGGGCTAATCAAGTGATAGGGCGATGAGTTACGGATTATATAAATACATTGTAGCGAAGGAATTATCCGGAGATACGGGTAGTATAGAATTTAGAATCGAGCTTTGGAAGAATGGATACTCAGGCTCAAGCGAACAACTAGAAGGCGCAGAAACATATTTTGAGCATAATTACACTAAGATAGATTCTAGGAATCCATTTGATAAGCCAGTCAATGATTCCGCTCTTAGTATGTTCTTTCACGTACAGAACTCTAGCCATCTTGCTTTACTTACAGAAATACAGAATGCCGATGAGGATCAGTTTCTGCTCAAGAAGAAAGTAGCAGGTTCGTATGATTGGCAGGGTAAAGTAGTCAATGATTTATTAGAATACGAAGAGGGAGATTATCCTTTTGTCGGTAAGATAACTGCAAAAGATTTAACCTATCTTAAAGGCCAAGAGTACACATTAGCTACTGGATATGAAAAGATTATTGTAACATTAGCCGATGTACTTGGTGATTTGGGTTTTGGTATAGGGTTTAAAACTCATACTAATTGGGTAGAAAACAATTCTACTACATCAGATGACTTTTTAAATCAAGTCTATCACGACAAATTTGCCTTTAGAAAGTACGCAACCTCTACAACGATAGATGATCAGCCTATTACTAAATACGAAGTCTTAGAGAGAATATGTAGGAATCATCAGCTTATACTTCGCCAGG